ATGTAGTACCCTTCTTCAATTTTAGTTCTTTTTTAGCTTTGATCTTAGCAGCATAGCCAGAATCTTCTCTAAATTGTTTAAGGTTTTTCATGTCTGATTCTATCTTTTTTTCTTAAAGGAGTGCCTTTAGGATCTTTTTTCAAATCACGTTTGATTTGTTTAAGTTTTTTTAAATGATCACGAATTTCATTTCTATCAGTTGAATAAAATAAATTGGTTTCAAATTGTATTTCTTTTGCTATTGAATCAAGTTCACTTCTTTCCATAGTATGACATAATTTTAGCAGTCTTTTTCTTAGCTGCTGATTTCCATTCTTCAGTTTTTACTTCCTCTTTATGAGGTATTGTATTACCATCCTTATCTTTTTCATGGTGTTCTTCTATTTCAGAAAATAGATTCTCAATCTCTTCCTTCTTCATTCCTTTCTTAGCCATCGCCTTCTTGATGGCTTTATCTCTGGATCCAAAGTACTCGTCCTTACCAGACTCTACCTTGCCATCTCCATCATAATCTTTCTTTGCTTTCTTTTCTTCTAACTGCTCACCTTCTGGTTCAAAACCTGCTTTAACACAGTTGTCAACAGTCTTACCACCCTTCTTTTTAGTACCAGCAAGTTTGTATCCTTTCCAACATGCCTTACCATCAAGACCTTTTGCCTTCTCAATAACGTACATTTCACCATCAATTTCAACTTGTTCCTTAGAAACAAGAGTCATGTTCTTTAACTGAGCACCATGTGATTGTGGTTGACCAGTTGACATAGATCCTTGTCCAATTGTCATTGTACCCTTGAGAGCAACAGGGGGTTCACCAGGATTTGCATTTGATTTGGGGTCTTTTTGACTACCATCGTCAGTATTAACAACCTTACCAGTAGGTATTGTAGTTGCTTTATCGTACTCTATAGCAGGTAACTCACCGATAGCAGACTTAAATGCTGCTCCAGTTCCACCACCTTGCTTCTGTCCTGTAGGAATCTCTTCCTCCTTTACAGTTTCACCTTTATAACTGCCTTGGAAGCAATCTCCTCCCATCCAGTTTTCATACATCTTCATCAAATTTTGTGAATACTCATCATTTGCGGTGACAGTATTAACGGCTCTCTGTTTATCCATTTTATACTTATAGACAGTCCTCTAGGATCTATTTATATCTCTAATATCTTTTACCCATGCACGAAACATTTCACCATCTTCGGTAACACAGATAACATAGTTAACACCTGCTCTGTGGATCCTACCTTTTTGACCTGTGATGGCATTCATAATATAGTCACCCTCAACAAATACTTCTTTCTTACGATACTGTTGTCTGAGTGCCTGTTCACGTAGTTTTCTAAAGTTTTTCATTTAGCATTTCCACTTCCGTAGTGCTAATGCCTTACGGGTTGGTCTTCCTTTCTCATCTTTCATAGGTCCCTTTACTCCACCCATTCTTGCACAGAATGATCTCTTTCTAGGTCCTCCACCAGGTTGTGGTGCTTTTAAATCACTACCAGGATTCTCACGTTCATAAGACTTGCGACCCTTTTCATTGAGTCCACCAGATTTATTCTTACCTTCTTTACGTTGCCAAGCAGATTCTTGGAAATCTTGAAATGTTTTCATTTAAAATTTGCTGGTAAATTTGATGCAATTTCTACCATCATAGCGTAACAGTCTTTATCATTTAGTGTTTTTGGTATACCTGCACGAAATGCTTTGAAGTCACCAGCAAATGCTGCTCTTCTCATCTTAGTACCAGATACTGCAAAGGTATCACCATCTGCATCTCTACTACCAGAAGATACTATTTCTAAAACACGAAATGAAAAGTCTTTATCATTGCCATTGTATTTATGTAAGAATTGCATCGCACCAACCCTATCAGAACCTACCATAAACACCGCTTCATCGTATCCTCCCATCATTAAATCTTGCATAATAGAAACAGGTTCTCTAGGACCACTATAAAACCTACCTTTATGTTCTGGGAACATTTTAGTTATCCAAAACAATTTTCTATCTGGTGGTAATGGATTTTTACCCTTAGTATCTACAGTTTGTGAGATGTATATACGATAATCATGATCACCAGCTGCTCTCTTTACACCAGCAAAGTTGTCTTTGTGTCCTGAAGTAGGTGGTTGAAACCTACCAAATGTAAAGTAACATCTTTTGCCCTTTAACGCCATTGTTTTGCCAAGGTAAAGTTAATATAAGAGAACTCTAAACGGTTAACAAACTTAATCATATCACCATTTCTATGTAGTACATAGCCTTCAGGTCCTGTGACTTTATATCCCTTGTCAGTTTGAGCAAATGTTTTAAAAGTTTCTAGATGATCTAGTTTATCAATAACCATTTGTTTAACTGTTTGTAGTTCTTTATAGAGATTAAGCATTGACTTAAATTTATATACGTTATCTCTCAAATAATTCTGACTATTATGTACTAACTTACTTTTCTGTGCTTTAGTTGATGCTGTTTTAATCTTATCAAGCATCACTGTGGTCTTATCATAGTAAAAATTATAAAGATTTTCAAATGCTGTATCGGCATTACTAATAGTACGTGCTGCTTTTATCTCAGCATTAAAAAATGGTTTCAGATATGATGCTACATGCCATTTTTCATCACCTGTTTTACCTGTATTTGTAACCAACTCATCTAAAAAATCACCACATTTCATACACATTTTTTCTATGTCTGACACGTGCTTATCAAACTTCATCTCTTCGTTATGATTTAACCCAACTTTGTGCATAGGTGTATCATTATCAATACAAAATACATTTCTACTTGAAGGAACCTTTGCACCTGCACGAGCTTGCATACTTAAAAAGTCATCTCCTGTATAATGTGTGTGAAATACTACTCCAACCTCGGATGAATTTACTTGTTTACCTAGTGGATGGTCTACTGGAATAGCATATGTTATAGTATTAGGTCTAAATGTATACAGTCTTTCATCATGAATTCTTTCAGTCCTAACATCACCAGGAGTAAAGACAAGATCACCTTGAATTACTCCTTTTATATCCAAATCTTTAAAATATTTTAGACAAACTTTTAATTTTTTATTTAACTCACCTCCATCAGGATAATGTATATCAACATCAACTTCCTCGTAACAAATTTTTGGAGTCTGAGCAAAAACACTCTTAGTTCCTACAAAAAATAACCCAGTAAGAGGTTCTTTTCCACAAACAATAGCAGGTGCTCCATCCCATTTTGTTTGCATATATCCTGTAGTGTTATCACAACCAAGCATCCTACGTAATTCTTGTAAAAAACTGACAGCTGCTTTACATCCCTCAACTCCATAGTTGAGCATCTCATCTTCAAGGTGTTCTAAGTGTTTTAGTTGTGTTACGTTAGCCATTACATTTTATTTGCTTCTCTTGATTCAGCTTCCCAGAACATAGTTTCTTTAGTCTCTCCATTAAACTTATATCCTGCCTGTAAGTGAGTTGGATATGTGGCATTTGGATCATCTTTTGTAGATTTTCCAGATGTATTTCTAATACTAAAAAGTAAATTTAAGGTTGGTGTTGTCATAACAATATTAATGCGTTTTGCATCACCACTTCTACCAGTACCACCGTATTGTATAGTAATACTACTCTTAGATGGGATACATGAACTGTCAAGAAATTTTTCTGTCATTTTCATATGAAATATCTTGCCTTTATCCTTATGTACATAATGATATCCATAACCTAAAGACCCTTTAATTAAAGCTTTGAGAAGAGATGTTTTAAAACCCTTTGCTGGTGTAGCAGTCTCGCTATATGCTAGTCCTGCATCAGCATCATTAAAGACTTTACAAAATTTTTCATGATCTATTCCAAAAGTATCAAGTAATTTCTTACCATCATTTAATTGAATATTACCTGCTTTAATATCAGCAATAGGAAAATAGTTAGTTCTAATACCTAAATTAACCAAAGCAGTAGTACCACTTGTTTTAGCAGAAATATAAGTTATTGCTCCTTTGTCTCCTGTTACAGTTACATCACTAACTTTCTCTCCTATATCATATCCCTTTCCACCACCCGCATCACCAACATACCATGTTCCATTCTTGAGTTTTAATGGTCTTTTAGTATCACTACCACCCATATTCGTGGCAACAAGTTTTCTATTGTTCCACCATTTATAAGTGTCATCATAAACTGTTGACATCTGTAAGATAAATTCTTTTTCTGGACTCTTAGGCATTGATGCCATACCTTCAGTCGCATATTTATTGATTGCCTGTACTAAAATATCCTCAAATTTATTACCTTGATTTCCTTTACCTCTACCTTTTCTACTACCATCACCCCAATAAACTTTAAGTGTGTTTAATTTTGCTTCTTTTGATATTTGTTTCTCTCCTTCTGCACCTTTCTTATATCCTTTCTTCTGTACAATCCTCATAATTTTAACTTGTTTCTTACCACCACTTTCATCAGCAGAAAATGCTAAAGGATCAGGTTCATCAGGATAATTAGATTGTATATGATCCCATAGACGCATGACTTCTCTTGCAACCTCTGGTTTCATGTTGCATTTCTTGACAGCAGCCTGACATTTTACACGAGTGTTTGGTATTATATCCCAA